GAGCGATAGGGTTTCATGACGGTGACTCCGTGGAAATGGCTGGGATGTTGTCGACCTTCGTCCAATCGACGACCGGGGCGATGGTGCAGCGGCAGTTCGGGTGATCGGGCGGCGCCTCCGCCCCGGACGGGAACGCGCGCCCAAGCTGCACCGGGCCGGCTTCGCCGTTGAGCACGCAATCCGGCGTCACCTTGTCATCTTCGGCGGTCAGCCATTCGACGGCGCCGACGACCCCGGATGCTTTGTACGATTCGAGCGATCCGGCATTGCTGGCGCGGATCGTTTCGGTGCGCGATATCACCATGGCGCGCTCGCGGGAGAAACCGTATGACTGCGCGATTTTCGCGGCCAGCGTATCGTTCGACCAGCCTTCCGCGATTGCCTCGCGCACGTCGGCGCGGAGGTACGCGCGCGTGCTGTCCGTGATCTGCCATTCCGCGCGCGGGTTCGGGATGATCGACCCGAGCGCGTCCACGCGCATCCCGACCAGCTCCGCGCTGCGTTGCTTGGCGTACTCGACCGCATACGCGTTGACGACGTTCATCACTTCCTTGCGCGCCTCCACGTCGATGCCGACCTGGAGCATGGCGTTCACGGCGCCGTCGCGCACGATATCGGCCATCATGCCTTCGATCTCGCCGACCAGGACCGCCCAGCCGGTGAAGTCGATGGCGGCCACGATCGCGTCGATCGCTGCGCTTTCCTCGCCGCCGGCTGCCGCCTTCCGCAACCCGCGCGCGGTCATCTGGCGCCCGACTTGGGCGGCCATCTTCGGTGCCTGCGATTGGAGGAAGGCGTACACGGTGTCAGTGAGGTCCGCGCGGATCGTCAGTAGAGTGGAGCGGTTCGGGTTGAGCGGGTCAACCCGTCCCCTTTTCCCACCGGCTTGCCAGCGACCCCCGGCGCCGGCTTGGCTGCGGCGAGACGCGCCGCCGCCGCTTCCGCTGCCGCGCTCGCGCGCTCGTCTGCCGCCGCTTGCTGATCCGCCGGCAGCGCGGTGGCGTTGGAGGTCGCGGCGAAGGTCGCCATGTTCATTTGCTCGCGCATTTCGTCGGGCATCGGCGCCTCGCCGCGGCGCGCCCGGATTTCGTCGGGGTGGTACACCTTGGCGTCGGTCAGAATCTTGTCGATGGTCGCCTGCGTCTGCGGGTCGGTGCCATCCTCTTCATCCCAGCGGAATACGAGATCGCGCCGGCCCCACTTCAACGCGATCAGGACGTTCACGAAGTTGGCCACCCACTCGAGCCACGGGTGCAAACCTTCCTCTTTCGCTTCCGAGTGATGCGTTTCTTCCTGCCCCTTGTTCATCATGCGGACGAACGGCATGGGGTTGAGGCCGAGCGCGAAGCACATGACGCGGACCAGCCATTCCTGCACGGCGCTATCCATCAGCGCCTTTTCCTTTGTGTCCACCGGCTTGATCCCGCCGGGAATAAAGCGCGCGCCGCGACGGTTCGCCAGGTTCCCGACGAGGAGGGAATCGAAGAAATCCTGCATTTGCTGGATCTGGGACGGGTTCCAGTTTTCCGGCACGCCGAGGAGGAGGTCTGGCGTCGCGCCGAATTGGAAATAGTCGCGCAGCCAATCCTCCTGCGCTATGCCGATCTGGATGGTGCGGATGATTTGCTCGACCGGCGAGAATCCGTATACCGAGTCCACGCGGATATTGCGCGGCCGGTAGTACAGCTCCGGGAACGGTTGCCCGGTCGGATCGAGCGGGATCGGCGAGCCCGTCGGCACTGGCTGGATGTAGTCGACGGCCGGCAAGCCTTTCAAGACTTGCTGGTACGCCGGGCCGTACTCCGGAGGCGGCAGGCGGCCGTCGGCCATAATCTTGGGGGAGATCAGTGAGCCGTCGAGAATTTCCAGCGAATAGAGATCGCCCCCGCGCGTCGGCCGCAGCCAGACCGCCGGCGCGTCGTACACGATGACCTGTTCGAGTAGCATCCGCAGCCAGTCGTCCCAGGTGTGCAGCTTGTCCGGGTACTGGAAAAAATCCTCTATCTCGTCGCAGGCCGCGTCACGCGCCGCCTTTTCGTCGCGCATCCCGATCGACCAGTCTTGCGCGTTCACCTTGTCTTTCACGCGCTCGATCATGATGCGGAGCACGTCGTACTCGTCGGCGAGTTTCTTCAGCGTGCCGAAGTTGACCGGCAGGCCGGAGCGCGGCGGCACACGCGTGTTGTACCCGACCGGGTAATCCCACTGCCGGCCGATCGAACCGTACGCGAGCGGTTGCGCGATCGGCTGCAGCGGTTGCTGGGGCGGAAACAAGATGGACCCAGCATCCGCGCCGAGAATGAACACGGCCAGGCGTTGCCGCCACGAGGTCGCGCCTTGCGTCGTCATCGGGCCGCCGATCGCCGGCGCGCCGAGGCTCGACGTGTTGTACGAGACGAGCGGCGTAGCGCTGCCCGGCATACCGTTCACGCCATTGACGTACGCCGCCACCATCGCCGGCGTCGGGTACTCGTACGCGGCAGAGTTGACCCCTGCCGCCGGCGCGCGGTTTGCCTTCGCCATCAGTTGACCTTCGGCGGCCGGCCGGGTCCGCGGCGCGGGATTTCGCCCGGCAGCGGACCGTCTGGCGCTCCGCCGAGCGAGTCGAGCAACGCGGAGAGGGACGCGGCATTGACCGTGAACCGGGTCGCCAGCGTCAGCACTTGCGCCTCCAGGTGCGAGACGCGAGCGCGTAGCGCGGCGACTTCCGCCTCGATCCGGGTAAAGGGTTGATCGGCCATCATCCGCCCGCCGTCGGTCCGGTCGGACCCGTCGAGCCCGTCGCACCGGTCACGCCCGTCTTGCGGCCGCCAGTGTTGCCCGTAGCGCCGGTGGATCCGGTTGCGCCCGTCGTCGCGTTGCCGCCGGTCGTGCCGGTTACCGCCTTCACGCCGGTGGCGCCAGTCGCTCCGTTCGCCCAGTTGAAACCGCGCGAGAGCAGGGCGGAGATAGCGCCATCCGGCAGGAAGGTGGACGCCGGAATGCGGAGCTTGCCGCCGGAGATCGTGTACGAGACGGAGCCCACGATCACGTCGCCGGTCAACCCCGATGGGACGGTGAATACCAGTTCGGCGGCCATGTCAGGCTCCCGTCGCGCCGGTCGCGCCGGTATTCCCCGTCGCGCCCGTACCGCCCGTGACGCCGGTGCCGCCCGTTCCGCCCGTTCCCCCGGTGCCGCCGGTGCCGCCCGTATTGCCGGAGTTCCCGGCGTTGCCGGTCGTACCCGTCGGCCCGGTGCCGCCCGTACCGCCGGCGCCGTACGAGAAACCGGCTGCCCACAAATCCTTCGGGACGGCGGATTGCGGCATGACGACCTGGCTGGACGCGACCGGGTAGGAAACCCCATCGGTGCCGTAGACGGAGCCTCCGACGTAGCCGGCCGGGACGTTGATGGTGACATTGGGCATGGTTCAAATCCTTTCGAGGTCAGCCGAATCCGGCCTGTGTGGTTACGGTGGTTCCGTCCGGGCGCGCGGTGCGCGCGGCAGCGATAGCCGCTTGCCCCTTCATGAAAGCGAGCAGGCCCATCCCGGTTTCGTCCGAGAGTTCGGTCAGCGCCCAGACCAGCGCATCCATGCGGTTCGGGCTTTTGACGGTCGTGACCGGATCGAAGTCGCACATTTCATCTTCAAGCTGCGCGAAGGCGCCGACGTGGTGGACCCGCCCCTGTTCGTAGAGCGCGCTGATCGGTTCCGCCCGGATCGCCTTGCCGCGCGACGCGGTCACGCTCTTGTACGCCACGTTCTGGTCGACGTTGCGGATGGTCATTTCCACCATGTCGCCGCCGTTGTTGACCTCGCCGATGATCCGATCCGCCGCGAGGTCGTGGTACGCCTTCACGGCCGCCTTGCCCCATTCGTTCGGACCGGCGTCGAGCGAGCGGTCGCCGATGACGTAGAAGTGCGACACGTCGGCAGGGATCGACGGGTCGGGCGGCGTCCAGCCTTTCGGCGCGTCGCCCTGGCCCACGACGATGATACCCGCCTCGTCGAGCGTATCGGTGCCGCCCTTGGCCAGTTGCACCAAATCCCGATTTTTTACGTTCGGATCCAGCCCGACGACGATCCGGCGCAGCGTGGGCGCGTCGGTTACGCGGTCGCGGTCGATGGCGTCGCGGTTCCAGAGCGCGCGCGGGTTGTCGGTCAGCAGTTCGGCTTTCAACTCCTGCCGGCCCAGGCGCGTGCCCTCGTACTTCGTGATGATCTTGCCGTAAAACTTCGGGGCGAGGTTCTGGCGGTTGTCGTACGTCGAGCCGCGCGTGATGTACGTCCCGGCGTCGGACATCAGTTCTTTGATCAGTTGAACCGGTTTCGGCGTCGTGGTCACGACCGCCTGCGGGTTGTCGCCGAGGCGGAGCCCGAACATCGCCTGATCCCAGGATTCCGAGTACCGCCAAGCTGCCACCTCGTCGGCCCACAGTTTCTCGTGTTGCTTACCGCGGAGGCGTTCTGGCTCGTCGGCGGTGAAGATCAGCGACCGGGCGCCGTTCGGCCATTCGAGCCGCGACTTGCTGACCCGGTAGTACGGGCGCTCATGCTTCGGGCAGATGGCCAAGATGCCCGACTCGCCTTCGATCATGATATCGCGCGCGTCGTCCGCGGTCGCCGCGATCAGGTTCACGAACCGGTAGCGCTTTACCCATCGCCGTACCGCCTCGCCGCCGGTTCGTGTCTTGCCCCATCCGCGGCCGGCGAGGATCAGCCAGACGTACCAGGCGCCGGGCGGCAGCAGTTGGTCGGGGCGGCCCCAGAATTCCCAGTCGGTCAGCAACGCGCGCGCTTGCGCGTCGGTCAGCGCTTCAACCCGCGCCGCCCTCTCCGTTTCCGGCAGGCTTCGGAGTAAGTCCGCGCAGGAGCGCGTCGCGCGCGTCGGTGACGTCGATGGAAAGTGGGTTGTCTGCATCGCCGGCTATCGTGGTCCGGTCGCCGTAGCGTTTCGGGTAGCGCCGCGCGAGGATCCACTTGAGCGCATCCGCTTCAAGGCGCGACCGCTCAACCATGTCGGCCAGCTTCCGTTCGGTGCCTTTCGGGCCGGTCGTGACGATTTCACCAACGCGGCATTCCCGCGTAACGTCGATGATCCGATCCTCAAGCGCCCGGCAGCCGACCAGCTGCGCGTCGGCCACTTGCTTGTCGGCTTCGGGATCGTCCCGGAGCCAACGCCAGAAAGTGACGTAGTTCGGGAAGTTCGGGCCGGGGTCGCGGAATATCGCGGCGACGCTTTCGCCTGCCACCAAGCGGTCGCACACTTCCGCCACGATTGCCACGCGCGTATCGCTTGCAACCTTCCGCCCCTTCGGCATGTCGTTGTCCTACCTCATGGGCCGCGAATGTAGGCGGTTTCCTACGCCTTGGCAAGGGTTGCTAAACCATCGACCGACGGGCGGCTGGCTGGTCAGGAAGCCCGTGGCGCCGTTTTCCGGGGTTCCGACGTCCTACCCTAGCCGGTCATCCGGTAGCGCGCGATGTAGCGTGCGTGGCGGCGTGCGGCGCCGGGTTTGCAGGCTTCCCGCTGGCAGGTTTTGCATTGGGATTGGAGCCCGGTCGAATTCCAGCGGTTCCGGTGGAAATGCTCCGCGTCGTGCGGTTTCCAGGCGCCGCAGCCTCCGCACAGGCGCTGCGTAACGCCGTCGACCTGGCGGTATGACCCGACGCCGTGCCGTGGGAATGGCATGGCTAGGTCTTCAGCGGATGGATACCGGCGGCGTCCGGGTAGTGCTCGCGCATTTGCGCCTGCGTCTGGGGCGGTACGACGAGCACCACGAGGTTGTGGGCGCCCCAGCGGTCGACCTTCCAGGCGTAGCGTGCCGGGGTTGAGCCGGCCGGCGGTGGCTCGCTCGAAGCTGCCGGTTCGGGCTCCGGCTTGGCGGCGTGCGAACGCTTGGCGTAGACGGCCGCGCGTTCCGCCGGGGTCGGCTTTGGCTTGGCTTTGGCGCTCATGTCCGCGCCTTGGCGAAGGCTTGGACCCTGCGGCAGTAGTCGCCGGTCGATTCGCCTTGCTTCGTTTCTATCCCAAACGCCCTGCCTTTCGCCGTCCAGTATTCGGTCCATGTTGAGGCTTTCGGGGTGGAGTTATCCACAGAGTTATCCACAGGCGAGGTTTGCGAACTACGCTTTTGATTTACCCCAACTCCTACCCCTACCCCAACCCCTTCCGCTATATCGTCGCCATATGGTTGCGATGTTGCTACTACATTTTCCGCAAGTTGCTGATTTAACGCGAAACCTCGATTTACTACGCGTCTTTCCTTGCCAAGTGTGCGCTCACTATCCCAAGGGCTCTGTGGATAACTTCGGACGAGGTACTGGCGGTGCGGACGGAACCGAGGCAGGTGCCAATATTCGCGCCGGTCGACCTCGTACCGGCGCATGAGGTCGGCGTCGGAAAGGTGGAGGAGCGTGGTCGCGGCCGCCTCCGGCGTCTTGACCTGCGTGAAGTTGTGCAGGAACCGGAACAGGCGCCGCGGCCCGCCTTCGAGGTTCCCGAAGTCGTCGCATTTGAGCAGGAGGCCGACAAAGGCGAGCCGGTCGGTATCGGTCGGAAGGTCGAGCCAGCGATCGGACTGGAGCAGTTCGTCGCGGATGACACGGTCTGGCAAGGGAAACCTCCGGGCAAGAGGGTGCCTGCGGCGCGCGGCGGTGCGCGCCAAGGCGGATTAGTTTACGGCGATTCGGCCAGGTCTGCGGCGATGGTCGGACCGGCGGCGTCCATGCTTCCGTCGTCGCCGAAATCGAACGCCTCCGACGTTTCCATGTCCTTCCGGCCGGCTGCGGCCATCTGGACATTCTTCAACGCCTGCCGGTAGTAGCTCGCCTTGAGTTCGGCGCCGATCCCGCGCCGGCCGAGAATGACCGGGCTGTAGACCTCGCTGCCGACGCCCATAAACGGCGTAAAGACCGTCTCGCCTGGATTGCTGAACAGTTCGACGCACCGGTCGATCACGTCAAGCTGCAGCGGGTGAACGTGCTTTTCGTCTTCGCTGTCGCGCGCCTCGCGATACGGAAGAACGCGATTCATGCGAATGTCGTCCCACATGCAATCGGCGTACTGCCTCCAGATCCAGTGCGAGAATCGGTTTTCGGTTTGCTTGCCTTTCCACCCGCGATAGGAAAGCACGTCCGACGGCGGGGTGCGTTCGCCGGCATAGTCGAGCATTCCGACCGGATGGCGCACGGGTACCGGGTTTGTCCCGACGCGCCGGAAGGTCAGCAACTGGTCGCCGGATGCGACGCCGCAGTCGATGGAATCCTCGCAAAGCGACGCGTGCGCGAGGTTCTTCTGCATCGTCCGCAGTCGGACCGCAAGCGGTTCTTTCCAAATCATCCGGCGCCCGGTATATCGCCATCCTTCTAGCTCGTGCAGTCGGATGATGTCGCCTGGGAAGTCGATCATGGAATCGGTTCCGCTGTTGCTTTTCGGCACGTCCATGCAATGCACTGCGGAGACGCGTCCCGGCATCGTGATCCGCGCGAGCTCGCGCACAACATACGCGTAGTGCTCGAAAAACGCATCGTAATCGTCGCAGTTCGACAGATCGCGCTCGTTGCTGGAATAGTGGTACAGACCGCCGAAAGGCGGCGAATAGATTGAATGGTGAATACTGCCGGTCGGAAGCGCGGCCATGACCTCGACGCAGTCACCGTTGTATACCGCGAATTTATCCGTTACACATTGCTCCGTTACAGCCATGACGGTATCCTCATTTGTTTGCCGTTTGATGATGCGCGCTCGATGCCCATCGCGTAGTTCATTTCCGCAACCAGCCGCGAGAACATCGCATCGGCCTGTTCGGACTTTCGTTGCAGGTTCCGCATGACGCCGCGCTCGCCTTCGGTCGTCACGATGTCGACGAGCACCGGACGCTTCTGACCGAATCGCCAGCAACGCCGGATCGCCTGGTAATACTGTTCGAACGAATGCGACGGGAAAAACGTTACGTGATTGCAGTGCTGATAGTTCAAACCCCATGCGCCGATCTTCGGCTTCGTAATCAGGACGCGGGCGCGACCATCCGCGAATGCTTCGAGCCGATCCTCCTTACGGTCATCGGAGTCTCCGCCCGATACCTGCACGGCATCCGGAATGAGCGATTCGAGCATGTCGCCCTCGTCGTTCAGGTGGCACCAGACGAGCGCCGGCTGCCCGGTATCGTTGACCAGTCGCGCCACCATGTTGCACCGTTCCTGAACGGTACGGCGCCGTTCCTCGCGCTGTTCTTTGAGCCCTACCGCCGGAAGCGCGAACAGCATTCCATCCGCAAGCGTGTCGGTCTGAACCAAATGCTCGCTTTCGGTCAACGGCGGCAGCACGAAAGCAGCATCCGAGAATCCAATATCTGACGGCCGCCGGATCGCGCGCGCCCAGGAGCAAACCCAACGCCAAAACGGTTCCTCCGCGTGGCCTTTCAATCGCCACTTGATGACCTCGCCACGCATCCGACCGGTCGCGCTGTTGTTCAAGTCGTTTTTGAAAAAGCGATTGAGCATGTCCATGTGGCCCATGTACCCGAGCGCTTCCGACGACGTGCCGAGCTCGATGTAATCGTTCGGTGCTGCGGTCGCCGTCTGCAACAGCCGGTAGGGAACCTTCCGCATGAATGCCGTGATCTCGCCGCGCCTCTGCCCGGCGAACGATTTTAGGATGCTCGACTCGTCGCAGACGACGCCGGCGAAGTCGTCCGGTTTGAAGTAGTGCAACCGTTCGTAATTCGTGACAACGATATGCCCGGCCGCCGAGCCTTCGCGCGATTGCACCGCGTCGATGCCGAATTTATCCGCCTCGCGCACGGTCTGCGACGCAACGGCGAGCGGCGTCAGGTACAGCACCGGCCGCCCGACTTTGCGCGCGACGTTCGACGCCCATACCAGACCCATCGGCGTCTTACCGAGCCCGCAGTCGGCGAAGATGGCGCAGCGCCCCTTGCGGATCGCCCATTCCACGATCGCCGATTGGAAATCGAACAGGAAATCCGGCATCCAGACCGGAGCGAAGCCGCTATCCGATCCGCCCTGCGATTTGCTTTCGATGAATTTCAGGTACTCGCCGAGATCGCTCATGCGGCACGCACCAGCGAGCGCCAGAGCGACTTCGCCCCGCGCCGCGAGGAGTTGGCCGGCGCGTACCCGTCGGCAATCACGATGCCCTCGCGCGCAGCTTGGCGCATGACGGAGCCCCATGCCGTCTTGGACGGTGGCGCGGCGAACCCATCGGCCTCCGCCATCGCGCGGGCGTCCTCGCAGAGGAACGTGGCGTGGACGGTGGCGTGGAGCCGGACGTAGCCGACCGCCCGGGCTTGCCAGGTGGGGTAATCGCGTTCCGCGTGCGCGACCGATTGCGCCATACCCTTGTCGCGCTGCGCGGTAGCGACCTCCACGGCGGTCGGCGGCACGATGCTATCGCCCTTCCGGGTGAATTTCCGCGCGAACGGCACGCGGTCGAATACGTCGGACATTTTCATTTTCCGTTTCCTTTCGGTTGAGCAGCAAAAATGCGGAACAGGTAGTCCATCCCGCGCGTGCGTAGCGCCTCCGGCGGTACGCGTAAAACTCTCCAGCCTAGAATCGCTGCCTCGGAGTATTTTTCCAGATCGCGCTCGATATTGAGCGGGTGTGAGTGCGCGCCGCCGCCCTTTTTCCAGATCCCGCCCTCGATCTCCAGCGCGACGAAGTGGAGCGGCCAGGCATAGTCGAATTGCCAAGCGCGGCCCGGATGAAATTTCCACTCCGGCGTCGGCACCGGCAGGCCGGCAGTTCGGCATAGGCCGATCAACGGGTAGATGGGTGAGGTACTCGCTGCACCGCCCCGGCTTGTCGCCGGGCCGTTCGCGGCAATCGCACGCGGCCGCGGATCGGTTGCGGAATTCGCTTTCCCTCGTTGAGCGTCGACCTTCACGCCGGGCGTGAACCGATCCCGCCCGGCCGCTTGTTGAGCGAACAGGCGCGCGAAGTATTCGTCATGCTTACTGCGCGGCACGTTTGGCCGCCCGCAGCTTGCCGCCGCTGATGGTTTCGATCTGGTACTGGCGCGCGACCGGGATGCCCCGATGGCGCCAGCTATGGACCGTGGTCGGAGCGACGCCTAGAGCGTCCGCGAGCGGGCGGTATCCGCCGTATTTCTTCACCGCTTGGGCATAAGTCATGCCGCGATTCTATACGCAAATGCGGATGCGGTTATACCGGATTGGTATATTGCCATACGCATTTGCGTATGCGATATTCTAAGCGCGGGCGGTTGCGCCGTCCGCAAATGCGTATACAATCGGCACGTCACCAACGGCCGACCGGCCAATACAAGGAGCGACAAGATGGACCGAGTAGTTCTCCCCTTCGTTTCCCCCGCCTCGCCGGTGTACGGTTTCCTAGACCGCGCGCTGGCCGTGATCGAGCCGAACGTGGCCAAGGAATCGGACGCCGAGCGGTTGCTGGAGGAGGTTCGCGTATTCCTCGCGATGGCGCACCAGTACGAGGCCGGCCGCGAGATCGAGATGGCCGACGCGTGCGGCGCGATGGCCGCCAACAAGCTGGCGCGGGCCATCCGGGCGAGCGGTCAATGAGGTTCCGCCCGCCTCCGTGCAAGTGCGAGCGGTTGCCGTTCCCGCACCGCCACGACCGTGATTGCGACGACCTCTCCGACTATCTGGCCGACGACGCCGCCGACTATCGCCGCCAGCAACAAGCTGAATGGGCCGCCGACCGCGCGCAGGACGCGAACGCGATCAACCGGGAGACGAAATGACCGCCGTTCACGTCGTCAACGCCTTGGCGTGGTTCGCCAATACCGTCGTCTGGATCGGCTATGCCGGTTCCCCTTTCATGGGCGTGGCGTCGGCTGCCGCGACCGTCACCGCCTGCTACCTCGCATGGAGCGCCGAATGAACGAACCGCGACCGATCCCCCCGCTGACCCGCTGGTATATGTGGCGCGCCGGCAACGATATGAACGCGCGCGACTGGATCGACTTTGCGCTGGTCGTCGCGTTCCTGATCTTCGTGACCTGGACCGCCGGATGGTTCGCATGAGCGGCTGGCGCAATCCGGACTGGAGGTATCACGGCGCCGCCTCGCACGCGAACGCGGGCGCCTTTGCGCGCCGGCAACAACAACGCCGGCGCGACGCGCAGGACGCCGCCAAGGCAGCCGACGCGGCGAAGGCGTCGAACGTCAAGCCCATCATCACCTCAACCCGAAAGGCGAAGCAATGACGCAGCAAACGGAAACCAACAACAACGCGACGCCGGTCCAGTTGACGCCGATCGCGGAGTACAGCAAGACGGCCGCCGCCCTGGCCGACCTCGCCGCGCGGTATCAACGCGTGGTGTTTGACGTGACGACACGCGAGGGAATGACGACCGCCATCAAGGCGCGCGCCGAGTTGCGTGGCTACCGCGTCGCGCTCGAAAAGACGCGCGTGGAGTTGAAGGCGCCCGCGCTGGAGCGCGCCCGGCTGATCGACGCGGAGGCGAAGCGCATCACCGCCGAACTCGTGGCGATGGAGTCGCCGATCGACGAGGCGATCAAGTCCGAGGAAACGCGCCGCGACCGCGAGCGCGCTGCCCGCGAGCAGGCCGAACGGGAGCGCGTCGCACGGATTCAGTCGCTGATCGCGGAGGTTTCTGCGCGCCCGGCCGGCATGGTCGGCGTGCCGGCGGTTGGCATCGCGTCGGCGATCGTCAATCTGACCGATTACGACGTGGCCGAATGGGCGGAGGAGTTCGCGGTACAGGCGGCGGAGGCGAAAGGTAAGGCGTTGGCCACGCTGGAGCAGTTGCGGGTGGCGGCGGAGGCGCAGGAGCGCGAACGCGCGGAGGCCGACGCGCGCGCCAAGGCGGAGCGCGAGGAATTGGCCCGGCTGCGGGCGGAGGCGGAGGCGCGCGAGGCGGCCGACGCCGAGCGCCGCAAGGCTGCCGAGATCGCGGAACGCGAGGCGGCCCAGGCGCGGGCGCTGGCGGAACGCGAGACGCGCGCCCGGATCGCGGAGGAGGAGCGCGTGGCCAAGGAAGCCCGCGACAAGGCTGACCGTGAGGCGCAGGCGGCGCGCGACAAAGCCGACGCGGAGGCGAAGGCGCAACGGGACGCGGAAGCCGCGCGCCAGGCGGCAGCCGACGCGGAAGCCAAGGCGGCGCGCGACGCCGAACAGGCGCGGCAGGATGCCGAAGCCAAGCGCATCCGCGAGGAGTCCGACCGGATCGAGGCGGAACGGCGCGAAGTCGAGCGCCTGCAAAACGAATTGCTGGATGGCGCCCGGATGCTGGCCAAGTTCGTGGAGCGGTTCGGCAAGCGGCGCGAGTTCGCGGCGGTCGTCAAGGCGATCCGCGAGTACGAGGCGAAGCACGCCGAACCGGCAGCGCAGGAGGCGAAGTGAGCGCCGCCGTTCCCGGTATCTACCCGACCATGCCGATGGCCGAATACCTCGCGCTGGATGCGCTGTCCGCGTCGCCGGTACGGGTCGCGCTGGAGGAATGCCCGCGCGCGGGATGGTTCAAGTCGCGCATGAACCCGGCGCGCGTCCGCGAGGAATCCGACGCGCTGGACCTGGGCACGATCGCCCACGGCATCTTGCTCGAAGGTTCGACCGCGAGCGTGGTCGTGATCAACCCGGAGGATTACCCGACGAAATCGAGCGGCAACATTCCGAAGGGATGGACGAATAACGAGATCAAGGCGGCGCGCGATTACGCGCGGGCGAACGGGCGCCAGCCGATCCTGCGCGACGACTTCGTGGAGGTCGAGGCGATGGTAACGGTCGCGCGCGAATTCCTCGCCTCGTTGCAGACGACCGAACCGGCCATCTGGAAGTCGTGGCAGCCGGATGGCGGCCGGTCCGAGGTCACGATGGTCTGGGAGGATGACGGCGTGCTGTGCAAGCTGCGCTGTGACCGGATCGGCAACGACCACGCGATTATCACGGATTACAAAACGACCGCCCAAAGCGCGGAGCCGGAGCGGTTCGGGCGCGCGGCGTTGTCCGGATTGGGTTACGGGTTCGGCGCGGCATGGTATCGCCGCGGCGTACGCGCGTTGACCGGCGTCACGCCAGACTTCGTATTTCTCGCGCAGGAGACCAGCGCGCCGTTCCTTTGCTCCATGCCTGGTCTGGATCCGGAGCGCGTCGCTTACGATGACGAGCGCGTGGAAGTCGGCCTGAACCTCTGGCGCCGCTGCCTCCGGACCGGGCAATGGGACGGATACGCTAACCGTGTTGTCTATCCAGCCCTCCCGGCATGGGAACGGGCGCGATGGGATGAGCGAGTCATCCTCACAAAAGATGGAATCGACTACGCGAGCCAGGCATGAATACCTGCAAAATTGCGGACTGTTCGGGCGTTGCTAAGGCGCGCGGCTTATGCTCAAAACATCACGACCGCTTTCTGCGTCACGGCGATCCACTTAAAACGGTGCGCCGGCCGAAGGGATCAGGAACCATTCGATCGCGCGGTGACTGCTATGTAACCGTAGCTGGCCGCCACGTTTTCGAACATGTATTGATCGCCGAGCGGGCACTGGGCAAGCCGATTCCTCCAGGCGCGTGCGTTCATCACGTTGACGAAAACCCCTCTAACAACAATACATCGAACCTGGTGATCTGCCCTAACCAGGAATATCACTCGTTGCTCCACGTTCGCGCTCGCGCACTATCTGAATCCGGCCACGCCGAATGGCGTAAATGCAAACGATGTAAAAAGTACGGCCCGCCGGATTCGATGGCGATCTACAAAAACGAGGCCGTTCACCCAGAATGCAACCGCGCGCACGCGCGAAAATACAGGAGCACAGCTCCATGACCATATCTTTCCGGCCGGCGGTCCGGTCGAACGTGAATCTTCTGATCGGCCTAGCCGGTGCCTCAGGTTCTGGCAAAACGTACTCCGCCATGCGCCTCGCCTCCGGCATGGCCGAAGGCAAGCGGTTTGCCGTGATCGACACGGAAAACGGGCGCGCGTCGCACTATGCCGACCAGTTTCAATTCGACGTGGCGGAACTCCGCGAACCGTTCACGCCGCACGCGTACGCCGAAGCGATCGCGGCAGCCGATAAGGCGGGATATCCGGTGATTGTGGTCGATTCCGCTTCGCACGAATACGCCGGCAGCGGTGGCGTGCTGGACATGCAGGAAGCCGAATTTGTGCGGATGGGCAGCCGGGACGGCGTGAAGATGGCGAGTTGGATTAAGCCGAAGATGGAACACAAAAAGATGATGCAACGGTTGCTCCAGACCCGCGCGCACCTGATCCTTTGCTTCCGCGCGGAGGCGAAAATCGAGATCATCAAGGAAAACGGGAAAACGGTGATTGTGCCGAAACAGTCGCTGGTAGGAATCGACGGGTGGATTCCGCTGACCGAGAAAACCGTACCCTTCGAGCTGACCGTGTCCCTCCTGCTAACCCCGGACGCGCCCGGTATCCCGAAACCGATCAAGTTGCAGCAACAGCACCGCGCGCTGTTCCCGCTGGACAAGGCGATCACGGAGGATTCCGGCCGCCGGATCGCGGAGTGGGCGGCCGGCGGGACGAAGGCGCCCGCAGCTTCGCCCGCGAAGGCGGCGCCGGCTGGCCAGGACGACGCCAGCGCGTCGATCGCCGCGGCGGAGGGTTCGGATACCTCGCCGGCAGACGACGGCGCGCCAATCGAGTACATCACGCCGCAACAGGAGGCGGATTTGCATACGCTTTGCATCGACAATGATATCCCCACCGGCCGCCTCAAGACGGCCGCGAACGTGACCACGCTCGATCAAATCCTCGCGGCCG